GAACTAGTTGATATCTCTACGTTCACCTAAATGGATTCTACGTGTGCTCGTTCGCTATTCCGTTCGGTTGCTGTTACAACCTCGCTCACTTAAGTTGTTATTCTGCACACACCTCGTGTACGCTAACTTCTGTACAGAACTAGTTGATATCTCTACGTTCACCTAAATGGATTCTACGTGTGCTCGTTCGCATCTGCTTGCTCGCACCTGTTGTGGGCTGTATGTTATTGTATTTATAAAGTACAATATTATTCAATTAATTTGTGTAATTCTATTGACATTTATATAGTATATTGCTATAATATAATTGTAACAAGGAAATCGTCAAAAAAGGAGATAATAGAAATGACAAAGAAGCAATAAAACAAGTAATTGAAATGTTAGAATCAAATAACCCAATAAAAGAAAAAGAAGCATACGAGATCGCTTATAAATATGATATTGTTATATCTGAGATATGGAATGATGATGACATTATAGGTTTGACGGTTGAAGATGACGTTATTTATTTTTAACAAAGAAAGGAGAAACATTATGAAACAATTAACAGAACAGGAACTAAAAACATTAAGAGAAGCAGAGGAAATTCTATTCAATCATGTTGACTGCGCAACAAGCGGCGTATTTGACAAAGCTTTTTGTGAACTGTACAAATCACTTAAAAGATACAACGAATTAGAAAAGAGGGATGAATCATGGCAGAATGGATAACACACGCACAAGTCCGCAGGCGTTTCCAAGATCATTTCTGCGAAACACTCTATGACCACCCTAACTTAGTAACACCAAAAACCGTAGAAGAATACGAACATATGAAAGATATAATGAGAGAGGAAAATGGTACAGCCTTGTCATTATGTAACACAACATACATAACTAACATACATTATGCTTTCGTTTACAAGGTAAAAGAACACGTCTATGATAACGGCAAATACTATATCGCATATATAACAAATGATCAGCGCATAGACGTACCAATTAGTAAATCAGTAATAAAGGAGTATTATTCATGGATATTAGAAAAATTAAAATAAAAATAAAAAACGTTATAGAGTCAATTATTTTAATCATAGCATTAACAGTATTGATATACGGTACATTCTACTTAATTGGTTTAGTAATAGGAATCTTAGTTCCGATATCGTAAATTAGTAATAGCATTTTTGGAGGTACATGTAAAAACGAGAAAATTAAAAAACTATTGTTATCTATCTTACAGCTATTTGTATTGTGGTATATATTTTCATTCACACAATTACGCTTGATTATTTAACATTATTTTAGAAAAAACTTTTAAAAATACTTGACATTTCAAGCAACATCTGATATACTTAATAATGTAAGGAAGATAAATATTATCCAACTTGCAAATACCACACCATATAGGGCGGTGTCCACAGCACCGTCCACTCACAAAAAAGGTAACAGATATTCCGACACCCATGTAGGCGAAAAAATCGGTGGCAATGTGTAAAGGTTCGATTCCTTTTATCTGATTCGACTTCACAAGAAGTCGTGCATTCAGCGGTCTAGCAAGCAAAAGAAAAAATGGAAAGAGGTGAATTAAAAATGGCAAGATCAAGAAAAGTAACACGAACAATTTCAGCAACTAAAGTAGTTGTTATGTGTGTAAACACAGAGACAGCAGTAGTTGAAAACTACGAAGTGACAATTGCAGGAGTTTATCCTGATGAGAAAAAATTGATGAAAGCTGTCGCTAAAGAAGTAGAGACAGAAACACTTAAACCAGTATCAGTCGTTTCAACAGAAGTTATTGAGACACTGTACGGAATGGATGAACAGAAGTTCATCGAAATGGCAGAAGTATTACCGCCAAGAGACAAAAAAGAATGTACAGACGAAGTAGAAGAATAATTAAAAGAAAAAGGAGAAAATAACAATGAGTAAAATTACAATCACAAACACAAGCAGAGAACTTACAGAGGTAGAGCAGTATCTCATGACAATGGACGCAGGAATTACATCAATGAAAGATGTAGCAGACGGAACATCAATTCCAGTAGATGCCTACATTGAGTACAAGGATACAAAGAAAGACGGAACAGACGCAGACCTGCTTTCTATCATCACAGTAGATGGAAAAGTATATTCCACACAGTCAGAGACTTTCAAGTCTTCTTTTAAGTCAATTCATGAGTTGATGCATGGTAAACCGTACGCAATCGTAAAGCGTAGCGGAGAAACAAAAGCAGGTCGCCCATTCGTTGACTGTGGACTTGATGTAAACTCAGTGAAATAAAGTAAAATTTTTTCTTTCATAAAATACAAGGGTGGGCAGAACGCCTGCCCTATTTTAATCTAAAACAATGTGAGAGGTGTGATAAAAATTGAAAAAGAGCAAATCAAAGTATAGTCAATACTATAAGCAATATCAGCGTAAAATATCAGCATTAAGAAAACAGAATATTGAGTTGCGTGGTGCGAATGTCTACCAAACAGAATCTCAGTTGCGTAAATGGGGCATCCAAGGAAGAGACTTAGCAAAGATAACAAGACAGTTAAAAGCAGACATTAAGAACCTTGCAAAACAGGAAGCCTTTTCAACAGCAACAGGGGAAATCTCAACCGTTGAGAAACTCAAACATGAACTAGCATCCGACCGTGCTAAGCGTAGCGCAGAGACAAGAAAACGCAATAAAGAATCTGCTAGAGAATTTTGGTCTACAGATAAACAGCCAACCACACACGATTTAAAAAATACAGTACATTTAAAACAACCTCAGCTTGGTGATATATCCAATCAACATTTTGTTGATGATTTTTTAGCACGAATAACAGTACCTGTCCCTATTGAAACAAGTTATGGTAATAGAAGAAAAAGGGCAAATATTGAAATGGCAGAAAAAGCGCAATCAGCTTTATTATCGCTATATTATAGTACTATAAATAAAGATGGAGAAATAGCTGTAGGGGAGCGCCTTGCAAATAATTGGAACGCAATTAAGTTGCACTTGGAAGTAGTTTTAACTGATTCAAAAGGTGTAAACGTTGCTTCTTCACTGGAAGCTATTGGAGAAATTATTAGTGGTAGAGCATTATCTGTTTCAGAACGGGACTCTTTAAATAACGAACAGGAATCTCTATATTCATGGGATATCGAGGATAACACTTATGAATAGTAAACGCACAACAAGAATGTTCATGTGTGATTTTGAAACTACTGTATATGATAACCAAGACCACACAGAAGTGTGGGCAGTTGCTATTGTAGAACTATTCACAGAAAACGTTACGATCCTACATCGCATTGAAGATATGTTTACATATTTTCGTGCTTTAGATACGAATATCATAGCGTTTTTCCATAATCTAAAATTTGATGGCGCTTTCATTCTTGACTATTTATTGGCTCAGAAGAAATATCCGCAGGCGTTAAATAATGATAACGGCATTTACTCATGGAAAAAGAACAAGGAAATGTTAACCAATGAGGTGCGATATAGTATATCTGATAAAGGTATGTGGTATTCTATCACACAGAAACTACCAAACAATAAGTTACTAGAGTTCCGTGATTCTTTGAAACTCTTACCGTTCTCTGTTGAAGTGATTGGCAAGTCATTCGCTACGAAGCACAAAAAGCTAGATATGGAATACACAGGCTACAGATACGCAGGGTGCGAAATAACAGAAAAGGAACGAGAATATATAGCAAATGATGTTCTTGTAGTAAAAGAAGCGCTTGAAATCATGCTAGAACAGGGACACGATAAATCTACGATTGGGTCATGTTGCCTAGAAGAGTTCAAAAAAGGTTATGACAAAACAGATTATGCACAATTATTTCCCGACATATACAAGATAGAAACAGGAATAACAAAATACCCTACTTTCGGTGATTATATTCGTAAGTCATATCGTGGTGGATGGTGTTACCTTGTAAGAGGAAAAGAAAATAAGATATATCATAACGGAACAACAGCAGACGTTAATAGTCTTTACCCGTCTATGATGCACTCCGATAGCGGAAACTTCTACCCAGTAGGAAAGCCACACTATTGGCGCGGAAACTTTATACATGAAGAAGCATTAAAGAAAGACCCACAAGGTGGCCCAAGATATTTTTTCTTACGTATTCGTACAAGGTTTCATGTGAAACATGGTTACTTACCATTCATACAGATAAAAGGGTCACCACTTTATCGTGGTACAGAAATGCTAGAAACAAGTGACGTATATAGTAAGAAACATGACAAATATTTCCCTTATTACTACGACAGTGGAAACAACAGACATGAAGCAATCGTAGAAATGGTAGTTACGTGTACAGATTATTATTTAATGCTTGAACACTATGACCTATATGATTTTGAAATCATAGACGGTGTGTGGTTCTATGCTATGAAAGGTATCTATGACGAATACATCAATAAATACGCAGAGATTAAGAAAAGAAGTAAAGGCGCACAACGCACTCTTGCAAAGCTATTTCTTAATAATCTTTATGGAAAGCAGGCATCCTCTAAAGATAGTTCATTCAAGATAGCATACGTGAAAGATGATGAATCACTTGGTTTTATACGACAGGAAGAGAGCAACAAGAAAGCAGGTTACATCCCTTGTGGTTCTGCGATTACATCATACGCAAGAGAGTTCACTATCAGAGCCGCTCAGAAGAATTACCATGGCGTGAATGAAAGAGGGTTCATCTATGCGGATACTGATTCTATACACTGTGATTTACTACCTGATGAAATTGTAGGAATAAGAGAACACCCGACAGACTTCAATTCATGGTCATTAGAGTCATGTTGGGATATTGCTACATTTACAAGACAGAAAACATATATCGAACATGTAACACATGAAAACAGAGATCCGATAGAAGAGCCATTTTATGATGTAAAGTGCGCAGGAATGCCAAACAAGTGTAAGAACCTGTTTGTGTTATCTATGCAGGGCAATGCAGATATAAACGGTTATACAGAGTCAAGAACAGGAACGCACAAAGAATGGACAGAAGATGAAAAACAGTTCTTATTTAAAGGAGATAAGCCTATTAAACGTGATTTATCAGATTTTAAGATAGGTTTGAAAGTGCCTGATAAGTTACGACCTAAAAGAATGAGGGGCGGCGTGTTACTCGTTAATACAAGTTATGAAATGAGGTAATAAAAATGAAAGTTAGATTGCAAGATATTGTTAAACATTGTTATGATACTACATGTGATTGTTGTAAGTACTGCAAAAATGGTGATTGTATAGCTAGAATAGACGGCTATATACCAATGGAATTTATGAATTATTTTTGGCTATGTGTTAGTTCGCCTGAACTTGCAAAAGCATTATATACCAATGAGGGGGTAGAACTACATGAAAACGACAGTGAAAGAATTGATTGATATTTGCACAAGTAGATATGCACAAGGGTGTGTTGTCTGCCCATTTTACGAATATAAATGCTATGATCCAACATATCCATATATACCAAGAGGTGCTAGAAAACATAGAAAATTCAGTCAAGAAAAAATACTTAATAAAGAAGTAGAATTAAAATTAGATAAGTAAAAAACATAAAAGGTACAATGTTTCATACGAAACAAAGTACCTTTTATTATATCATTGACTACTGGTGAAAACGGTCTAAAACCTGTTACGGTAAGGGAGCAACCCCGACCATAGAAACAGCGGTATCTTTCACCCGTGCGGTCTGTCACTATGTTTTTCGCTTTCTGACAGTAGATGATACCAATTAATAACTAAGAGCCTGTAATACAGCTTCTTTACATTGTAAATCTTTGAAACGAAAGCAACCATGCTCAAAGAAGTATCTCATATTAGATAAGAACAAGTCATTGCTCTTTAACATCACATAGTTGACGTTGTGATCATCTGTAGTAATACTGATTCTATAAGGGTAAGTCTTGTCTGCTCTGTCATCACAGTAAATAATACCTAAGTCCATATACTCTTTAATAGCGTACTCTCTTCCGAGGTATCTAAGTGTAGCAACATAAGTGCATTCTCCAACAGGTTTCTCAATAAATGCGTTGCTGTCATTCAAGTAAGTAGCTTGTGCAGAATAAGCGACATAATCATCGGTGATAAATGCACTATTAAAAGCACTATCTGTCTGTGCCTTGCTTGCGCTTTCATTGTATCCCTGCTCTAGTACGAATCCATTCCCTCTTAAGAATTTCGTATCAGATTTAAGTCTGTTTGAAATCTTCATAGCCGTGTAATATGGGTTTATCAATGACACAGGGTTCGCCATCATGTAAACTGGCACATAACGAACTTGCTTTCCTTGACCACGGGCAATAGAGGTATGAATTGAAATAAATTTCTTTACTTCATTAGAGCAATAACGGTTTGTTTCACTTTGAAATTCGTCAAAAATAATACAACTAATGTCACTAAACATATGTGAATTCTTTTTAACAGCATCTGCATTATTAAGTGCCATAGCATATCCACAGGAAACTTCATTCAAAAATAATTCATGGAACTTTCCATGCATCATTGGTTTGCTTGTCATTTCATAATCAGGAAAAAATAATTCCTTAATATCTTTAAAAAATTTCTCTGCTACACCACTAAGTTCGTAATCATATCTATATAATAATCCAAACTTTTCACCCTTTGATAAAAATTTATTAACAACCAGTTTACCAAAATAAGTAGTTTTACCGCCTGTTCTGTTGCTAGTTACCATATATATCTCAGGTCTTTTATTGTTAAGATCTAATAGGCTTAATAGTTTTGTACCATCATAATAACTCATTTTATCACCTCTTATATATTATAGCATAAATTAGACAAACTGTCAATTATTAAACAGTATGTATTTTAATAGACACCGTGACTATTATCTATACATCATGTTTATTAATAGATATAGTGTCTATTATTGACAAATTTGTGAGAATATGATATAATTTAATAAGAAAGGAAGTGATTAAAGCAATGGATGTAAATTCAGTAACTACTGCAATCTCAACGCTTGGTTTCCCAATCGTAATGTGCGGAGCTATGTTTTGGTATATGTTGAAAGAAAAAGATGCGCACAAAGAAGAGATGAACAGTGTAACAGAAGCGTTGAATAACAACACGCTGATTCTACAGAAGTTATGCGACAAATTGGGTGGTGATGAGAATGACAGTGTATAACGTACACGGTGGGCACTCTTTAAAATGTAGAGGTGTTAGTAATTTACTGGATGAAGTTGAGGAAGACAGAAAGGTAAAAAACAAACTAATCGAACTGTTAAGAGCTGATGGGGACACAGTATATGACTGTACAGACGATTATAGCACAAGCCAAGGAGCAAACTTATCTGCTATTGTTTCCAAGTGTAATGCGCACAATGTTGACTTAGATATTTCAATCCACCTAAACAGCGCAAGAAACGACATAGTAGGTGACGGAAAATGCGGTGGAGTTGAAGTCTATGGGTATGATGATAGAATCTATGGTGTAGCATATAGGATTGCAGAGAACATAGCTAATACTCTTGGTATTGGATTTCACGGTTCTCCTGTGAAATACCGAAAAGACTTGTATGTTCTTAGAAAAACAAAAGCAAAAGCCATTCTGATTGAATGCTGTTTTGTAGATGATAAAGACGATGTAAGTCGTTGGGATTCTACAAAATGTGCAATTGCTATTGCGTCAGCTCTTGGATGTAAAACAAATGTGCCACCTATCGCAAAACCGCAGACAAATGCTTCACGTGAAACATATTTTCCAGTATTTAAATCAAGTAGCTGTTCTATTGTTGATTGTTTAAAGTCAATCGGTGTAGATTCCAGTTACTCATACCGGCAACGTATTGCAAGTAAAAACGGTGTAGCTAACTATAGAGGAACAGCACCACAAAACGATAAGCTTGTGTCACTTGGTAAAAAAGGAAAATTGATGAAACCGTAGAAAGGTGAAAAGTAAATGCCAAGTATTGATACAGCATACTCATGGGCAATACAAACATGTAATGCCCCTAACGTTGGTTATTCACAAACATACAGAAATAGGCAGACAGTTGGTGGAATAACTTATTATGACTGCTCTTCATTTATTAATTATGCTTTAGTTGCAGGTGGATTTGAAACACCTAGTTATGCACCTAAACATAACGCTTTTACAACAGCTTCAATGATTAACTGTTTATTAGAATTAGGGTTTACTGAGGTAGACGCCCACGGAGAATATAAGCCAGGTGACATTGGATGGACAAGTGGACATACAGAAATGTGCTACTTAGGTGGTGACGGTAAAGGCGTATTCATGGGTGCACACACAGACAATGCCCCGTTAGAATATCAAGTAAGCATAGGTAATACAAGCGGTAATACCAACTATAAGCGTAGTTTCACAAGATTGTTTCGATATGGTGATAGTGGTGCAACTGGATACGGTGCAAGCATTTATGTAGTATCTGCATTAGCGGGAAATGCGTGGCGAGAGTCACATATCAACCCAACATTAGGGCAACAAGGCGGTACAGCGTTTGGCATCTTTCAGTGGGATGGTTCAAGGCGTAAAGCGTTATATACATGGCTAGAAGCGAATGGTTATGAACGTACAGATCCTGTCGGGCAGATGAAATACTTAGTTGTAGAAAATGACTGGCAGGGAGAATTTGCAGGAATTACATCATTGCAGGAATTCTTGACAAGTAGCATTACTAATATACCGCAGTTAACAGAAGCGTTTGAGAGATGTTGGGAGCGGGCGGGTGTTCCAGCTTTACAAGAAAGAATTGATTTTGCATATAAAGCGTATGATTATATTCAGCAACATGCAAACGATTCAAGTATCACAACATGGGAAACAGAACCTAAGTATTACTTGTCAGAATCACAGGCACTTAACAATGCTGTTTTGATGTATCGTTTTTATAGTGCGGGAGGTGGTGGTGGTGGAACACCATCATCGAAAAAGAAAAAAATGCCACTGTGGATGATGATAAGATACTACTAGAAATGGAGATGGAAGAATGTCAGTAAAAACAAGAGAAGAATTATTGGAATCTATTCGTGCTAGAGTTGGCGAACAGACAGATGATGAAACGATTTCTTTTTTGGAAGATGTTACAGACACGTTAACAGACCTTGAAACACGTGCAAACGGTGACGGCGAAAACTGGGAACAGCGTTACAAAGATAATGATGCAGAATGGAGAAAAAAATATACAGAAAGATTTTTCAGCAGTGACCCAATAGAACCGCCTGACCCTAAACCAAAAGGGGGAGAAATGAACCCAAAAACTTTTGAAGATTTATTTAAGTAAAGGAGATTTTAATTATGGCAAGAAGAATTGCAGCAAGTACACTCAATGCGTCAACCATTGACATCATGAACGTAATTAGAAATAATGCGTCATATGATTATCAACAGAGTGTACCTGAAGTAGAAACTTCGGAAGATATTCCGAAAGTTGGTGAAATTATCTACGGTACACCTGCTTTTGCTAACCAGTTTTTAAACGCACTTGTAAATCGTATTGCTACAGTGCGTATGCAGAGTGCAACATTTAACAACCCTTATTCACGACTTAAAAAAGGGTATCTTGAATTCGGTGAAACAGTGGAAGATATTTTCGTATCTATTGCAAATGTTGTCGAATTCTCAGCAGAAAAAGCGAGCGCAAGGGAATTTAAAAGAACATTCCCTGATGTCCGTTCTGCATTTCATACAATGAATTGGAGAGTAATGTATCCAGTATCAATTCAGGACGAAGATTTGAAACAGGCGTTTCTTTCTATGGATGGCGTTCAGTCTTTAATTGCTAAAATCGTAGATAGCGTATATACGGCGGCTGAGTATGATGAATTCTTAATGTTTAAGTATCTGCTTATTAAAGCAATCGCACATGGACAGATGAAACCAAAATCTATCGGTGATGGTACAGACCTGAAAGAGGGCGCTGTACAGTTTAGAGCAACATCTAACCTCCTCCAGTTTATCAGTGCAGATAATAACATTGCAGGCGTTAAAACAAATACACCAAAAGATAGACAGGTTATTTTCATGGACGCCACTTTCAATGCGCAATTTGACGTTAACGTATTAGCTAGTGCGTTTAACATGGAAAAGGCGGATTTCATTGGAAGACTTCATATCATTGATAACTGGACAGAATTTGACAATGACAGATTTGAAGTTATCAGAGCTAATTCAACAGGTATTGAAGAAGTAACAGCAGAAGAACTTGCTTTGCTTGCAAATGTAAAAGCTGTTATCTGTGATGAAAATTGGTTTCAGGTTTACGACAACAACAACAAATGCACTGAAAAATACGTGGCAAGCGGGTTGTATTGGAATTACTTCTATCACACATGGAAAACAATTTCAAGTTCGCCATTCGCAAATGCTGTAGTATTCGTTACAAGTGACGCAAACATTGCAACCCCTGCTACAATTACAGTTCATGTTGATACAAAGGACGAAGCAGATTACGCAACAGTATTTGCGCTGTCACCAAAATTTGAGAGTGCAGGGCTTGAAGCACAGAACGTAAACTTCATTCAGACAGAAGCAATGACAAGTGCTGGTATTGCAATGCAGAAATACGGCGTTCTGATGATTCCGAAATCACAGCTTGCTACAGAAATTGTACTTGAAGCAGAAATCAACGGTGTTAAGTATAAAGCAAACAAGACAAATGTAACAGGTGCAACTACAGTTGACACAGCTATTGAATTAACTAAGCAGGGTTAATATTCAAGAAAAGGGTATTGCTAAGATGATACCCTTTTCTTAATAAAAAGGAGTAAAAATGTATATCAATCCAAATTCAGATATATGGCTATTACATAGTATACCACTTGATAACACGTATGAACACACAATTTATTTCAAAACAGACACAGCTCAATACAATTACTTTTCGAAATACGTGAGAAAAAAATTTGACAAACAATCCTATTTAAGAGTTAATAAGGGTGTTGCAACATTGGATGTAAAAGCAGATGACATTTATAATTGCAATTATATGATGTTTAGAAACACAGCATATGGAAGTAAATGGTTTTATGCGTTTATTACAGCTATTGAATACGTAAATGATAATTGTACAAACGTTACTTTTGAAATTGATGTAATGCAGACATGGTTTTTTGTTCATAATGTGGACGCTTGTTTTGTAGAGCGTGAGCATCCTGTTACAGACCAAATAGGCGAACACTATGAGCCTGAAAACGTTGATACAGGTGAATATGTATTCAATGATTTTGGTTCACTGCTACAAACGATTAAACCTTTAGCAGTTATCATTATGGTTAACGATACATCCGGTTCACCAAACGGAAATTTGTATGATGGTATTTACGGCGGCTGTAGTTTACACGCTTTTAATTCAAACGATGCAGAAACAATAACAAATTTCTTAAATCAATACGCACAGAAACCTGAAGCCATTGTTGCAATGTATATGTGTCCTGTTATAGCTGTTGGCACTGCAATTCCTACTGGTAAGGGTGTAAATGTGACTAAATCACAGTCATGTTACAATACGACTGTAAATGCGGCAAAATTAACAGAAAATTTAACATTAGATGGGTACAAACCAAAATGTAAAAAATTGTACACATATCCATATAACTTTTATAGTGTAAACGCAGGAAATAAAAGTGCTATTTATAGATATGAATTGTTTGACGATTTATTACCGCAGTTTAATATTGATGTGCCTATTTCATATCCTGTGCAAGTTGCTATTAAACCAATGTATTATAAAGGGTGCAAAGATGTACCATTAACAACAGAAATGTTAACCTTATCCGATTACCCTTTATGCAGTTGGAGTACGGACGCTTTTAGAGCGTGGCTTGCGCAAAACAGCTTACCTATAACAGCTACAGCAATTACTGGTGGTCTAAGTCTTGGGCTAGGTTTAGGCGGTATGATACCTTTACCTGAAGCTTCAAATAACATGAACCATGCAGGCAATTTATTAATGCAAGGGTATCAAGCCAGTATTAAAGCAGATATTACTAGAGGTAATGTTTTTAGCGGGTCTGTAGAGGTAGCGAACGGAACTAAAAATTTTTACGGCGGTAGATGTAGTATCACAGCTGAGTATGCTAAAATGATTGATGATTATTTTAACATGTATGGTTACGCTGTTAAAAGAGTTAAACATCCGAACTTTAATAGCAGGCCGCATTGGAACTATGTAAAAACGGTTGGGTGTTACCTAATAGGCAACGTACCAGCGGACGATGCGAAAAAACTGTGCAGTATTTATGATCATGGTATTACATTTTGGAAAAATGGTGATGAAATAGGCAACTATTCGTTAGATAACAGTCCATCGTAAAGAGAGGTGAGAACAGTGGGTAGAAGAAAAAGAACAAACTTTGAAGAAATTACGATTACAAATACTTTAACGTATACGCAATATTTAAGACGGCTGATGGAGTTGTCAATGTCTATGTTTGAGTGGAAAAATTTGCCAAGTACAGTAGACCCTCGTTATATTGAGTTAAGATTGTTTGAAACTGGTAGCGTTGTATTCTTTAAAGATGATGTACTAGGCGAGCTATGTCTTGACTGTATTCAGCAAGGTAATTTTGATGTATACGGTAACCCTATTACAAGGCGTGCTTATTCCTGTTATAACAATTATCAAAAAGTTCTAAATGATAAAGACAGTGTTATCATATGGAATAATTATCTTAGAACCAACAGTGTCACAGATATCCAGTTATACGCTAAACGCCTATGGGACTTAGACAGAAGTGTTGATGTCAATGCAAAAGCGCAGAAAACACCTATTCTGATTCAGTGTAATGAGAAACAAAGACTAACAATGAAAAATCTGTATATGCAGTATGACGGTAACACACCGTTCATCTTTGCAGACAATAATATTGATATAAATGGAATTAAAACAATCAGTACACAAGCTCCTTATGTTGCAGATAAGTTATATCAGTTAAAGAATCAAATATGGAATGAAGCATTAACATATCTTGGAATCAGTAACTTGAATATTAACAAACAAGAAAGACTAATTACAGACGAGGTGTCAAGCTCACAGGGCAGTACAATTAGTTCAAGATACAGTAGACTTGAGAGCAGGAGACAGGCTGTTGAAAAAATAAATGAGATGTTTGGTTTGGATATTGAAGTTAATTATAGAGAGGATTTTCAGAATATTGACTTAGATATGCAAAATGGTATTGATACGTTAGGTGGTGGTGCTAGTGAGTAAATACACAACAGAGGTTCGCTTTATCTGTGAGAGTAAAAGCGGTCTTGCTGAAAGCAAAGGCTGTGACAGCGTGGATGAAGTACTTAAGAATAGTTGGAACAAGATTTTTACAACTAACTGTACTTTCTTTGATGAAACATATAGAAGTGTTTTATGCAAGAAGATTTTGAAACATTACTATTTAAGAGAGATTTGCTCAGAAACTGTTGGCATTTGGAAACTGTGGATGAATACAAAACTTGAGGAAATCATGCCGTATTACAATCAGCTTTACAAAAGTGCTTTACTTGAGTTTGATCCATTGAAAGATTACAGCGTTGAAAGAACACATAAGAGAACTGGGACAGATGGGAAAACTAGTAGTACTGATGTGAGTGAAAATAGTAGCGGAACTTCAAGTAATAATGTTACTGATAGAGAACTGTACAGTGACACACCGCAGGGTGGTTTGAATGGTCTTGAAAGTGAGAACTATTTGACGAGTGCTAGAAAGAATACTAGCGAGGGAAGTTCTAACAGCAGTGTAACTAGTAATAGTGGAACTGACTATACGGAAAGTATTAATAGCACGGAAGATTACACGGAAAAAGTAGCAGGTAAAGTGAGTGGAACGAGTTACAGTAAAATGCTGACTGAATTTAGGGATACTATGCTGAACATTGATATGAAAGTTATTAATGAGTTTGAAGAACTTTTCTTTGGATTATGGTAATGAAAGGAGATAAAAGTTATGAGTGCAAGAGATATTGTAAAAAAAGACCCGGCTAATTTTACACCTACTTTAGGAAATTATACGGACTTACAGCCGTTTCGATTTTGGTGTCAAAAGGTATTGCCGTTGGTGTATGATGATAGTTTGAGTTATTATGAGTTATTATGTAAAGTGGTTGATTATCTGAATAAAACCATGGAAGATGTAGGTGTGCTTGAGGGTGATGTAACTGGGTTGCATGAAGCGTATAAAAAGCTACAAGGGTATGTTAATGAATACTTTAGTACACTTGATGTACAAGAAGAAATTAATAATAAACTGGATGCAATGTCGAAAGATGGTAGTTTAAGTACTCTATTAAAACCAATTATTGGTAATAATTCATTACCATCATTTGTAGATTCCGTAAGTGACATGACTAATAAGCTTTTGGTTTATGTGCTAAAATCTAACGGACATATTTATTACTATAATTCGGGGAATTGGAAAGACAGTGGATTGGTATACGGTGCTTTTAACAGTTATACGCCATCAGATATTATTATTTTACCTAATAATGTTGATAATTATTTCAATAATTTAAATGATGCCCCGATAAATAAATCAGTTTACTTATACAAAATTAGCTCGGACATAATGAAAAATTTACCTATTAGCCCTGCAATTGGGTGCTTATCAACTTTTCAGTATAGTGGCAGGAGTAATCAGCCGGGTGGGTATCAATTATTTGTCAGTGAAAATAGAGTATTTACTAGGTCAAATACTGGTTCAGCTCCTAACTTTAACTGGGGTAAATGGATTGAAATTTCGAATGAAACAACATATCATCCATCAGATATTCTTATTACATCAGTAAACATTAACTCCTATTTCAATGACTTAAACAATGCTCCATTAAATAGAACAATTTTCCTACTTAATATTACTGATACCATGATGGAAAATTTACCTATTAGTCCTGCAAGTGGTTGCTTATCAACTTTTCAGTATAGTGACAGGAGTAATCAGCCGGGTGGGTATCAATTATTTGTGAGTAGAAATAGAGCATTTACCCGAATTAATAGTGGTTCAGCACCTAACTTTACATGGAGTAATTGGATTGAAATTTCAAGTGAATCATCATACAGAGCTTCAGATATTATTATTATCCCGTCTACTATTGATGACTATTTCAATAACTTAAACAATGCTCCATTAAATAAAACAATTTTCCTATATAAAATTACTGACGATATAATGAAAAATTTGCCTATTAGCCCCGCAATTGGGTGCTTATCAACTTTTCAGTATAGCGACAGGAGTAATCAGCCGGGTGGGTATCAATTATTTGTCGGTGAAAATAGAGTATTTACTAGATCAAATACTGGTTCAGCTCCTAACTTTAACTGGGGTAATTGGATTGAACTATCAAACCCAAAAGAGGAAAAATCATATTATCCAAAAGGGTTTAATTTATTTCGAACATTTTGCAGTGTTGGTGACAGTTTAAGCGTAGGATATCATACTCTTAAAGATGGGTCAGCAGTATCAGAAGATAAAGATATATCATGGAGTAGTTTTATTAAAAATAAATACAATAATGAAGTGTATTGGAGTGGTAAAAGTGGTGCAACATGCTTATCGTGGTTGAACGAAACAAGTGAAGAATGGGGGTTAAAATACGCTAAAAAAATAGGTCAAATGCCTTTATATATTTTATGCATGGGTGCTAATGAAGTTAATCAAACTATTGGGTCTGAAAGTGATATAGGTACTACTAATAACACCTTATATAGCTACGTTAGTAGAGTAATAGAAGAATTAAAAAAGATATCACCAAATTGCTTTATAATTAGCACTGGTATTAGCAGAGGTGTTGGGTTTGGCTCTTCTACTATAAATGTAAATGCAGTATACAAAAATATGGAAAAGCATTATTCTAACTACTATTATATGGACTGCATAAATGAACTTAATAGCCTACCATTCACATCCCTATACAACAACTATCACTACACTGCAATAGGTTATAACGCAATGGCTAAATTATTTTCAGACAAATTAGATGAAATAATTAAAAAACATTTACAAGACTTTTTATATGTTTAAATTAAAATTCGTGCCAGTGTTTACTGGTGCGAATTTCTTAATGTTAGTCATGTGCAGATGCGAACGAGCACACGTAGAATCCATTTAGGTGAACGTAGAGATATCAACTAGTTCTGTACAGAAGTTAGCGTACACGAGGTGTGTGCAGAATAACAACTTAAGTGAGCGAGGTTGTAACAGCAACCGAACGGAATAGCGAACGAGCACACGTAGAATCCATTTAGGTGAACGTAGAGATATCAACTAGTTC